CAGCACAACATAGCGATTATTTCGCCTTTTAAAACCCATCATTCAACCCACTCTCCCACTCTTACAAACTTTCTCTTTCTGCGACTCTCATCCAAATCCTCAACAACCCTCAACGCCTTATTGGCCACCCAGGTCTTCACCAAAGCGCGTACCTTTGCACGCACCGAGTCATCAGCCACATCGAGACCTAACGCATCAGCAACAGCCAAACCAACCCAATCATTACTGCGTGGAGACTCACGCCACACCCCAACCGATACAGCTCTCTGCACCGCTCTCAAATCAGCCACACGCACATCCGAAAATGGATCTGGCCAGCTCCAACCCTCTATCACACCAACCGAATCACCATTGCCCAAATCAACCGAAACTAAACGCCGCCAATTCGAATCTGCCGCTGGTGGAGCCAGGTTATCCTTTGAATCGGCCTCTCTAAAGTAGGCCCAGAATTCATCCTCCTCCAGACCAGCATTACGCCCCTCCTCCGCTGTCATCTTCTGCAGCCGCCTTCCATGCCGAGCCGCATCAATCAGCGCAGAGGCACCGCGTGCGTCAGTCACAGACGCATCCGCGCCGTTCCCCTTGCGCACATGGTGCACAAGTTCGATAGAGCAGTTGCCATCGTGAGCAATTTGCGCCCATCTTTTAACAACCAAATCCATTGCATTGTTATCATTCTCAGAAAGCTTATGAGATGAAATAAACGGGTCCACCATCACCACATCAATCGACAAACGCTTTATATGGTCAGTCACCACATCTGCAGCCGGTGTTAGCACTGACTGCCCATTAACAGACTCAGCCAATACCAGTGAGGTATCACGCCCCGAATTCACATACAGCCGCCCACGCAGCTCCTCTTGGCTAATGCCATAGTGCAAACAAATCGCTGATATACGCCTATTCAGCTCATCCATCGGGTCTTCTAAATTCCAAACCCACACACGTCTGGGCGCAGCAACCGACACACCCAACAAATCACGCCCAGAAGCCATACAGATGGCCTCACACAGCGTTAGCGCGGTTTTACCTACTCCACCTGGTGCAACAGTCACCGAAAGAAACTGTCTTATATAGTGCCTGCCATAAACCCACTGACGCGGTGGTATCTTGCTGGGATCACCCAACACAAATGGTGATGGCCTAAGCAGGTCCACTGCCTCACACGCTGCCGCTTGATACTCCACCTCGGCCTTTGCCTTATTACGAGAATCAGTAGCAAAAACAGACTCAGCCGTGCGCTGTATCTCAAACGTAGGCAGTGGCACCTCATTACGAGAGTTCCACTCAAGCAGTGCATTAACCACCTCAGACAACTCCATGCCACGCGCCACAAACTGCCCTGCCATTGAAGCTGCTGCATTATTACGCCCGCCAACATCAACCCCCGATCCATCGTGCGGTAACTTCACAGCACTGGCGTCAAAACTAAAAGACGAGCCAGCACCTACCTCTTTCGGCCCCACATTGAATTCACTAATCAAACGCAAATCAGTAGCCGACAGTTCTGGCAGTTCTCGCCAATCTCCATCAACCCCTGCATCAATATGCTGCTCATACACCGCACCCGACTCATGCACTGACCCAGGCGCAATGACCACGCCGCCAACCCCTCTAACATCTATTTTCATTTCAGGATTGACACCACATGGCACTGGATACGAAGGATTCGCACGATAATAGAAATGGATGCCTCGCGCAGTCTTAACCGTGCGCGGTGTGTAAGTGAGGTTAGAGCGTATGAAAGAAACAGCCTCTTCAGAGTCTGCATCAATAACGACAATCTGTTTGCCAGTAACAATCGCCCAGTTACATCCGCGAAACCTGCCAGTTAAAAACCAGCTATCGACCACACCTGGCTCTGGGTCTTCAGTCTGGTAACGCTGCCACTTAACCAATGGATACTTACCAGCCACATGTGCTGGCACCAGCGTAAGCCCCTCCTCAATCAAAGCACGCGCTATCTCAATGCGGTCCTCTAATTCAGCCACTTGCAACTGATTCACTCTCTACTGGCTCACTCCACAAGTCTGGCCGCAACCGCCAGGGCTTTAGCTTGGGATACAACGCTTCGATTTCTAACACACGCTCCGCTGGAATCTTCCCGCGCTTCTGCCACTTATAAACAGCATTCTTGGTGATGCCTAAACGATTAGCCAATTGAATGATTCGAATCTCAGTCCAGATTTCTGGCGGGGTGTGCAAGACAAGGCTCCAAAAACAGAAAGCTAATTGTGTACACCTATGGTTCACACTGTCAACCACGCACGAACAAAAACCTTGCAAATAATGTGAACCCTTGGTTCACTCTTGCACAAGCGGCTGGAGGGAGCTGCGCAAGGAAGTAAATATGAACAAAGAATACAACGACAGAATTCAAGCCATGCGACTTGCCAGAGGTTGGAGCCTTCGCGCTCTTGCTGATCAGTTGGGCTTGAGTCATAACACCATCGTGAAATGGGAACGCAATCCTGATGGTAGTGATGGCTTGGCCGCAAAACCTTCTAGGGCAAACATGCTGAAGCTTGCAAAAGTATTCAATGTTGAGCCGGGTTGGTTGATGTTTGGAGATGAAAAAAAAACATCTCGCAGTAAAGCTTTGACCAATAAACTAGATTTATTGAGTGAGGAAGAAATTGATCAAATTGAGAACATGATCGATCTACTCATAAGTGCGCGAGGTAAAAATGGAAATGGAACCAAAGTTTGATTTAGAAAAATTCAGAGATCGATGTGTGCGAGAGTTTTGTGAGCTGACAGAAAAGCCCACTGAAATTGTCGGACACAATAAATTAAAGGCGATCAAACACTATGCGCCAGGGATCGAAAAAAGCCGTTTAAAGGGATGGCAGCGAGCGGGGCAACACCTGATTTTGCAAACCAATTTCGCTGCGCCGTTTATTTTTGACAAAGACATTTCTTTTGGTGTGATTGAAATTCATCGCCCGATTATGGTTATTAAATTTGGAAACGAATGTTACTGGCGAATTGTGCCCAAGCGTCATGCTGCAGAAGCAGTCGAGCAGGCCAAGAATAGAAATATTTTCAAAAAACTAAAAACTGTTCCGCTGCCAAAACGCACAGAAATAAAAGAACAAACCGTTGAGTCATTCATTGAGCGAATCAGACTCAAGGCCCTAAACCCATCACCCGATTGCGTTGCTTCCACAACTCATTTTTTTAACAAAGACAACAAGGTGTGTTGTATCTACAATTTCCATTGGCATGAAAGCGCAAGCCCTGTCATGCGTTTTCTAAAAAAAGAGTTTAGCAAAAACGTCAAGTTGCTGGATTATTACCAAACTTTCCCGCACCTTTCGCCCGACGTTAACGACTTTTGGATCGTAATCGAACACAAAGAAAAGCAAGACTTGTACATTGAATATCGCATTAACAAAAACATCTTTGTCGAAAAAGCACCTGCTTTCATAAAGGAACAGTTAAAGCAATACGCGAAAAACAAGGCCAGACTGTTCTTAGCACCTACCTCTTTGCGATTACAAAAAGAGAAAAGCAACTTAGATTTTTTAACAAAATAATGTGAACCATTGGTTGACAGCATGACCAGATAAAGGGCATTCTCTATCTCAATATAAAGAGATAGAAAAATGCTAGGGAATAACGAACCACCAATTTACGATCTGGTTGATAGATGGCTTGACCTTAAAAAAACAGAGGACAACGCCAGGACTGAGCGCATCAAGATTGAAGAGGAAATGATCAATTTCCTCGAAACGAAAAGCGAAGGCTCTACCACCACCACCCTCGAAGACAAAACAAAGATTACCGTCAAAACCGGCTTCAATCGCAAGCTGGACTTAAAAGCCTGGGAAAAGGTTAAACAAAAGATAGTCCCAGAAGTACGCCCGATTAAAACCAAGATCGAGCTGGATGTACCTGCCCTGAAGAAGCTGCAAGAAAAACAGCCGTTGGTTTACGCGACGATCAGCGAGGCCATTACGGTCACACCCAGCAAACCGAATTTCACAATAAAAAAGGAAGAGACTAATGGCTTTTAGCTTAGACAACATAAGCACCACGGCTGGCGTATTACCGCCTCGCATTTTGGTGCACGGTGAGAGTGGTGTGGGGAAAACCACCTTTGCCAGCACTGCGCCTAATCCTATCTTTGCGCTAACAGAAGATGGTACAGGCACGCTTGCAGTAGACGCATTCCCACTCATTAAATCGGCAGACGATTTGCGCTCTGCCCTGAAGAGTTTAATTGAGGAAGAACACAACTATGAAACCTTTGTGCTGGATAGTGTGGATCACATGGAGCCTTTAGTGTGGGAAGAGGTGTGCAAAGATGAAAAGGTTGATGACATTGGCAAAGTCAGTGGACCCTACTTCGAAGGCTATCGATTAGCCCTGGACAAATGGCGCGTGATTCTTGACCAGCTCAACGTGCTGAGAGAACAGAAGAACATGGCCATTATCCTCATTGCCCACTCAGCACCTGCTAGGCGTGTGGACCCTGAAACAGAGGGTGCCATGCAGATGGCTCCTAAACTGCAGAAGTACGCTAACGAATATTTGTGTGAGTCAATGGATTGCATCTTCTATGCAAAGCATGACGAGGTGCTAAAGACCATTGAGCAGGGTTTCAGCAACACAGTAAAGAAACCAAAAGAATTATCTCGACGCAGCCTGCAAACCACTTTCACCTCAAGCCACCGCGCAAAGAATCGCTATGGCTTACCGGATGAAATCGATATGACCTGGGCAGCGTTTGAGCAAGCAGCTTTTAATAAACCAAAGACTAAATCGGAGAAATAACCAATGGCTAAATTCAATTTCAATGCAAACGCCGTCGAGCTGAATGA